TAGTTTCTTGTTGCTGTATAGATCCCTAACAAGTAAGTGTCCAAAACTAATATGAAGTAATTCATGTTTCAGCAATCCTATTCTATGTTCAAGGGACAAACCTTCAAAGAATTCTGGATTAACTGCCAATTGTACTCCAATACCATGTTTACTTACACCTGCTGTTGGGATATCATTTCTAAATGTTTTGTTTAGACCAACTAAAAAGAGCCCGTAAAAGGGCTCTTCTAGTATTAGTGTCTTACTTGCCTTAGCAAGCTGATCTGATATGTTTACCATTTGACTTTAATATTAATTGTATCCACAAAAGAATAGTCAATAACATTTTTAATAGCTACCTGAATTTCACCATCAAACATAGTAGTAAATATCTTTTTAGCATTTTCATCATCATTATAATATACCGTAATGGTCTTATAAAGATTTTCCCAGCTGATATCTACAACTACACTGTTGTTACCCCAATATCTTGTCACTTCTTTTTTAAAGCTTATAAAATTTGGATCATCAAAAATGTAACTATCAAACTTTTCAAGTATTCTATTTCTTGTATAAATATTACACTGCTTAGATAGTAATAAAATATACAAAGGATCAAGATCTAGATTTTTTATATTCTCTAAACCAATGTTTACATCTTCTTCTGTCTCTGAATTAAGAAGTGCTTTCAGTGATATAAATTCTGGTAATTTAATTGTATTTACTACTTTCATTAATCTTCTATTTTTAATGTTTTAACCATCCATTTAGGTTTGGTCTCTTTATTCATATGAACTAACCATTCTTTTGCGGTTGGTATATAACCATTGCAATCTTCTTTTACATGTTGTTCTCCAACATATCTTGTATATATAGTTTTACCATCTGAATTAGTAAAACTTTTACCATATCTTTCTTCTACTTCAAAGATACCTTCAGAGTGATGACGGAACATTCTATGTATACTATGACCGGCCCATGCTTTAGTAGCATCAAACCATTCATGAATATGCATGTAATCTTCCTCTTTGCCACCCCACTTCTTTACTGAACTTTTAGCGTGAACTACTGGATGTGCCATTAAATAAATAATTGAGCATCAGACCAGTCAAAATCTTCTGTAGTTCTCTGCGAATAATTCAAATCATAATGATTGGTTTCAGTATTAATTTCAATATTACCAAAACCACCTTCATTATTAACCCAATCTCCTACAGTATCTACTTTTGATGATATTATATCATATGCAAAGTCTCTAAGAACATTTTCATCAGACTCTTTTATTTGAATAGCTGAAGATATTTCTTCATCACCTTGATAATATTCTATATCATCAACATCACCGCTGTCTCCAGATCCAGAGAAATTAATATTTATTCTACTTACTCCTTTGTCTTTTATCTTCATTAGAGTTAGAATCCGTCTTAGATTTCCCAGCTGTCTTTCTTCTTCCATCTTTTAAATTGTTTTCTTTTAATATTTCTATATACACACCAGGATTAGTTTTGTCATACTGATAATCATAAAACACAGGTATTACGTTTTCAGCATTGTCATCTTCAATCCATTCATGTTTAACCATATCATCCTGCACAGTTTGTGCTGGATTGATATAATCAAACTTATGACGGGTTCCCCTAATAAATGTAAAGCCAATCTTGACAGGAAGTTTATACTTCTTAAGTTCCTTTTGAAACTCAGGAGCATATTTCTGATAATACTCTTTTGTATTTTTACGGTAGTTTACAACAGTTTTACTTGCTATAAAATACTTACCTGTCCATCTGCGCCCATTTTTTGAGCTTGGTACATTACCGGGTATAAACCACTTCATATTATTTATTTAAAGTTTCCCTTAATAAAGGTTTTAGTTCCTTATGCACTACTTCAAAGCCATGAGTTTGCACTGCATCTGATATGTCTTTGCATATAGATAGAGCACATCCTTGAATATTATATGCTTCAGCATATCTTTCAATTGCTTTTTTTCCTGCTTCATCATTATCAAAGAGAGTAATAATTTTTTTGTATTTACTCTTTAGATTTTGAATGATGTAAGGTTTAATTAATGTATTCTCACTACTTGGAGCTAATACTTCTAGGTTATAACCAAATCCTCTCAGGCACATTGCGTCTTTAAGTGAAGAGCAAATCACCAGATAGGGTTGATTGTACTGTAGCTGATCATAACCTTGAAGATAACTTGTGATATTATAAAACTTATGCTTATCGTCTTGTGGCTGGTACATTTTAATGACGTCTCCATCTTTATTAAAGTAACCATATGCCATAGGTTTTCTAAACTTAGCTTTATTTATCACTCCATCTTCATCTTTTATCATAGTGAAATAATCAATTGGTTTTACATTATACTCATTGAGCATGCTTGAACCAATTCTAAATGATAACCAATACTGTGCATCTATACTATTCCATTCTCTTGTTTGAATATGATCAATAGACCACTTAGCACTTGGTTTTAGGGTAATAAGTTCAACTTCACCATTTTTGACATATTCATTATAGTCTTCAATGATTTTGTTTACAGATTGAGTATAGTTTAGATTATACATCTTACTAACTAAATCTACTTTACTACCAGATATCCCTGTAGAAAAATCTTTAAACTTATACTGCTTTATCCTTATATCTACATAGATAGCAAAGCTTGGTGTTCTTTCTGTGGGATTAAAGATTGATTTAATCTTTACATCTTGTCCAGTCAGCTTTTCTGGTAAATCCAAATAATATTGGAATACCCAGTAACTTGGTATATCATCTATTTCTATTACAAAATTCTTAGTACTGAACATAGAATAAAAAGGGAGACCCGAAGGCCTCCCTATTATTTAATTAAAGATCAAAGTCATCTCCAGAAACTGTGCCTGCAACAGGCTCAAAGCTCCCATTGCTACTTGGTGCAGCTTGTGTTCTGTTTTTTACAGGAATGATATGCTCATCTCTGTTAAAACCAATCATCTTAGAGTTTTCTACTTCAACTCTTTCAAATGGTAGACCTGCTCCAGTACGCTTAGGTAAGAACAATTGTAGGTTAATATAACCTTCTTTGTTTTCCCACTCACGACCAGCAATACAGAAGTTGTAATAAGTATCACCACTTAGAATATTACTTGCAGCAGATACAAACTCTTCAATAGTTTGAGCTTCAATAGTATCTAGTTCATTACGTCTATCCTGTTGTTCTGCTAAGAAGATAAGTGATTTCATAATTTCAGCATCACGGTTAATCTCTCTACCGCTTGGTAAAGTAGCATTAGCAAAAGCATAACGTTGGAAAGATACTCTACCAACTTGACCTTCATAACGTGGACCATTTGGATTATTCATATCATGAAGAAAACCTTGAAAATCTCCACCAACTGGTTTGCTTTCTACATTCAAATGTAAATCATATGCATCTTGATCATATGGTGGTTTGTTTAAAGTAATAGAATTAATTTTCAACTCTTGATTACCTGCATCAATAACTGGTTTTACTTTGCCGCTACCGGCTGACATGTCTTTAGTACTTAACATTTCTTTTTTAATTTAAAATTTAACTTCTGATTATTAATTTTCATATGCATAAATTGCATCCTTGACATATTGCAGATCATTTGGTATAAAATCACTGTCAAACATATCCATTGGTGACTTACAAGTATTCTCACCATTGTTTTGTGTTTCAAAACCATAGTGTAGACTACCATCATCTTCTTTACGAACTCTTCCAAACAATACAATTGAGAATAGTCCTTCCAAGGTAAGTGCATTATCAATCATCTTACCCACTGTTTTTGCTTTTATCTTACGGTGACCATTAATATCTGTTGATTCTTCTGAGTGTGTCAAGAAGAAGACATAAAGGTCATCTCTCAAGTCTTTTGGAAGCTTGGCAACTTGAGCAAGATTTGCAGCAATCTGAGTAAACTTATCATAGCCTTTCTCATTAGCTTTATCAAAGTACTCAAAGCTTGACATGTATTGCCAATCATCAATTACTAAGTTTTTGATGTGAGGCATCTTGTCACTAACATGCTGCATAGCTTTATAAACTCCTGGGCCACTTGATACACTGATCATGTTGCCATCTGGATTTGATTTATCCAAAGGAGTGTATTTGCTTCTCCAACCTTTAAACGGTAAAGGCTTATTAGCAATATTTATAATAACTGTTTCTTTAGGATCTAGATTCCTAATTGAGGTTGATTTACCTGAGCCTGACTCAGCAATTACTAAAACACTTTGTGCCATATTACTTATTTAATTTACTTTCTATTCTTTCTAAACTATCTGCTATCCTATTAAGTGCTTCAACTATACCCCTTGGTGAAAATGTTTCATCAGGGTTTGGAAGATTTGCAATATCATCCAGACTATCAAAAATAGTATTTTTACCTTGTTTTGATACTACATCACTTACAATTTTAAGTTCTGATACTGGAACCAAATGTCTTTGGAAACCACTACTGCTCTCTACAAGTTCATACTCTTCTTTCCAATGAGCATTGTATTTGTATAAGTACAATGTTCTCTTAGGATCTTCTGATTCATAATCAATACTTACAAATTCTGTGTAAATATCTTTGTTTCTTTCAAGTTCACTTGGGAAGAAACTTATATGTAAATCATCTTTTCCTGGTGGTCTGTATGCCATCTTAGGTATATAGGCAGCATTAGATAATTGATTTGAATTAAAATAATCTTCATGCTGCTCTCTTAAATCTGCTACTCTCTTTTTTCTTTCTTCAGGAGTCATTTTTAAAGTTTTTACTTGATACTGTTTTGTTGATATCATCTCGGTTGTTCTTGTTCAGGAGTATTCATTTCCATAATTTCCATTCT